CATAAGTTTGAAACAGATAAATGGGAATACACACCGTATCCTAAAGTTTTAAAAAAAATTAAATCTGTTTTTGACTGGGAACAATATCCACTAGATTTTAAAGAAAAATGGTATGATTACATCGATGAGGAATTTAATAGAAGAGAGCAAGGTTTTTGGTTTTATAACAAAGGCAATGCTACTTATATTACTGGTACTCATTACATGTACTTGCAGTGGAGTAAAATTGATGTCGGTCAACCAGACTTCCGTGAATCGAATAGATTATTTTACATATTCTGGGAAGCTTGTAAGGCCGATCCTAGATCCTATGGAATGTGTTACCTTAAGAACAGACGTTCTGGGTTTTCCTTTATGGCGTCCGGGGAGTGCGTTAATATGGCAACAATATCAAGCGACTCTAGGTTTGGGATATTATCAAAGTCTGGTCCTGATGCCAAGAAGATGTTTACCGACAAGGTGGTACCGATATCGGTTAATTACCCCTTCTTTTTCAAACCAATACAGGACGGAATGGACCGTCCAAAGACAGAGCTCGCGTACAGAGTACCCGCAACAAAGTACACGCGTAAGAAACTCGAGACGAACCAGCAATTACAAGAGATCGACGGTCTCGACACCACGATCGATTGGAAAAACACGGGCGACAACTCGTACGACGGTGAGAAACTCAAACTCCTCGTCCACGATGAGAGCGGCAAGTGGGAACGTCCGACGAACATCCTCAACAACTGGAGGGTCACGAAAACCTGCTTACGATTAGGTAGTAGAATTATAGGTAAATGCATGATGGGTTCAACTAGTAACTCATTAGACAAAGGTGGTGATAACTTTAAAAAACTATATAATGACTCAGATGTTACACAACGAAACGCGAATGGACAAACTCGCTCTGGATTATATAGCTTGTTCATACCTATGGAATGGAATTACGAAGGATACATTGATTCTTATGGCATACCTGTCTTCCAAACACCAAACAAACCTATTGAAGGACCACAAGGTGAAATTATAGATTTAGGTGTAATAGAATATTGGGATAACGAAGTAGAAGGATTAAAGCAAGATCAAGATGCTTTAAATGAATTTTATAGACAGTTTCCACGCACTGAAAAGCATGCATTTAGAGATGAATCAAAAGAGTCTTTATTTAATTTAACTAAAATTTATGAGCAAATAGATTTTAATGAAGATTTAAGAAACTCTTTAAATTTAACACAAGGTAGTTTTCAGTGGGAAAACGCAGAACAAGATACAAAAGTTATATTTGTTCCTAATAAAAACGGAAGGTTTACTATTAGTTGGGTTCCTCCTGTTCATTTGCAAAACAAAAGATATAGAAAAAATAATACAAATTATCCTGGCAATGAGCATATAGGCGCTTTTGGATGTGACCCTTATGATATATCAGGAACTGTTGATAAAAGAGGTTCAAAAGGATCTTTACATGGTTTAACAAAGTTTTCTATGGAAGACGCACCACCTAATCATTTCTTTTTAGAATATATAGCTAGACCTCAAACAGCAGAGATATTTTTTGAAGATGTACTTATGGCCTGCGTATTTTATGGTATGCCTATATTAATTGAAAATAATAAACCAAGACTTTTATATTATTTAAAAAAACGTGGTTACAGAGGATTTTCAATGAACAGACCTGATAGAAAATATAATAAACTATCAATAACAGAAAGAGAGTTAGGTGGTATACCAAACTCAAGTGAAGATATAAAGCAAGCTCACGCTTCAGCAATAGAAACATATATAGAAACATTTGTAGGTTTAAAAGAAACTGGTTATGGTGATATGTATTTTCAAAAAACGTTAGAAGACTGGGCTAAATTTAATATTAATAATAGAACACGACACGATGCTTCTATTAGTTCTGGTTTAGCTTTAATGGCTTGTAATAAGCATAGGTATTCACCAGTAAATAAAACAAAATTACAACCTGTTGATTTAGGAATTAAAAGATATGACAATAGGGGAACTTCATCAAAAATTATAAGTTAAATGAATATATATACTAACTCAAATAGCGCTTTTCCTAGTCAAGTAGTAAGTGATGCTGAAAAAGCAAGTTGGGAATATGGCAGTCAAGTTGCTATGGCTATTGAATACGAGTGGTTTAGATCTGGAAGAGTTAACGGTAACAGATATTTAACAAACTGGAACAATTTTAACACTTTAAGACTTTACGCTAGAGGTGAACAACCCATACAAAAATATAAAGATGAATTATCAATTAATGGTGATTTATCTTATTTAAATTTAGACTGGAAACCAGTACCTATTTTATCAAAGTTTGTAGATATTGTAGTTAATGGTATATCGCAAAAAGCTTATGAAATAAAAGCTTATGCTCAAGATCCTAGTTCTGTTAAGAAAAGAACTTCATATGCTTCTAAGATGTATGAAGATATGTTAGCAAAAGAATATATTGAAAACATAAAAAATACATTAGGTATTGATTTATATCAAACACCAAATCCTGATGTAATACCTGAAACAGAAGAAGAGTTAGAGCTTCATATGCAATTAGGTTATAAACAAGCTATTGAAATAGCAGAAGAAGAAGCAATATCTTCTGTTATGGCTCAAAATAAATATAACTTAGTTAGAAGAAGATTAAATATGGATTTAGCAGTATGTGGTATTGCTGCTTGTAAAACTAATTTTAATACATCAAACGGTATAACGGTTGATTATGTAGATCCTGCATATATGGTTTATTCATATACTGAAGATCCTAATTTTGAAGATATATATTATGTTGGTGAAATAAAATCAATAACAATACCAGAACTTAAAAAAGAGTTTCCAGATATATCTGAGGAAGAATTAAAAAGAATACAAGCTATGCCAGGTAACAGACAATATGTTACAGGTTGGGGTGGTTATGATGAAAATACTGTTCAAGTTTTATATTTTGATTATAAAACATACCATAATCAAGTATTTAAAATAAAACAAACAGATCAAGGATTAATGAAAGCTATTGAAAAGCCAGACACGTTTAATCCACCAGAAAGCGATATGTTTGAAAGAGTATCTAGATCTATTGAAGTATTATACAGTGGTGCTAAAGTTTTAGGAACTGATACATTGTTAAAATGGGAACTTGCTGAAAATATGTCAAGACCATATGCTGATACAACAAAAGTTGAAATGAATTACTCTATATGTGCACCACGCATGTATAAAGGTAGAATTGATTCACTAGTTAGTAAATGTATTGGCTTTGCTGATATGATTCAAATAACACACTTAAAACTGCAGCAGGTTTTATCTCGTATGGTACCAGATGGTGTATATTTAGATATGGACGGTTTAGCTGAAGTTGATCTTGGTAATGGTACTAATTATAATCCTGCTGAAGCATTAAACATGTATTTCCAAACAGGTTCTATTGTTGGTAGATCACTTACGCAAGATGGTGAAATGAATAGAGGTAAAGTACCTATTCAAGAATTACAAAGCAGTAGTGGTGGTGCTAAAATACAAAGTTTAATTACTACGTACCAATATTATTTACAAATGATACGTGATGTGACCGGACTTAATGAAGCAAGAGACGGTAGCTTACCTGATCGTAATACATTAGTTGGATTACAAAAGTTAGCAGCCAATGCTTCAAATACAGCTACTAGACATATAAATCAATCAAGTTTATATATAACTCTTAGAATAGCTGAAAACATTGCTTTAAAAATAGCAGATGCTTTAGAGTTTCCATTAACTGCAGAGTCATTGAAAAACTCAATATCTGCTTTTAATGTTGAAACATTAAGACAAGTAGAAGATTTAAACTTACACGATTTTGGTATATTCTTAGAATTAGAACCAGATGAAGAAGAGCAAGCTAAATTAGAGTCTAATATTCAAGTTGCTTTACAAGCAGGTAATATTGATTTAGATGACGCTATAGATTTACGTCAAATAAAAAATATTAAACTTGCTAATCAAATGCTTAAAATTAAGCGTAAGAAAAAGCAAAAAGAAGACATGCTTGCGCAGCAGTCTAATATCCAAGCTCAAGCAGCAGCTCAAGCTGAAACAGCTGAAAAAACAGCTATGGCTGAAGTACAAAAACAAGAGGCAATATCTGGATCTAAAGTACAATACGAGCAAGCTAGAACTGAAATGGAAATTAAGAAAATGGAAGTTCAAGCACAACTTGACCAACAAAAAATGCAAATGCAACATCAGTTTGATATGCAATTAAAGCAAATGGAAACTCAAGTGCAAACGCAAAAAGAAACTGAAAAAGAAAATAGAAAAGACAAGCGTATAAAAATGGAAGGTACGCAACAAAGCGAAATGATAAGCCAAAGAAAAAATGATGGCTTACCAATTGATTTTGAAAACCAGTCAGAAGCTGGTATGAGCGCATTTATGTAAATGTTTATTTAATTATTTAATTATATTATATTATGTCAGAAGTAAAAACAAATGAACCTGTTAAACAAGAAGGTGACTTTAAGTTAAAAACTAAAAAGAAAACACCTAAAAAATTAACCGAAACAAAGGATAATATTACGAAAGTAAATATTAATCCAAAAGAACCTTTAGTAGAGTTAGAAAGTAACGTTACTAAAGTAGAAATAAAAAAAGAAGACGATGCCATTCAAATCGGAGAAGCAAAAAAGGTATCTGTGGAAGAACCATCCGGAAATAGCGCAGAGGTGGGAGAACCTGTACAAGAGTCCAACGAGACTACTGAAGGGTTTTCTCCGATCCAAGAAATAACAGAAGCTGAAGTTAAAAAAGTTGAAGCTGACGTTAAAGAAGCTATAAGAGACGAAAAAGTATTAGGTAAACCATTACCTGAAAATATTGAAAAGCTAGTTGCTTTTATGGAAGAAACTGGTGGGACAATAGAAGATTATACTCGTTTAAATGCTGATTACAGTAATGTAGACGATAAAACTCTTATAAAAGAGTATTACAAAAAAAATAAACCTTATTTAGATAATTCAGACTTAGATCTTTTGTTAGAAGATTTTGATTATGATGAAGATATAGATGAGGAAAAAGATATTCGCAAGAAAAAGCTTGCGTTTAAAGAAGAAGTTGCAAAAGCCAAAAACTTTTTAGAGGAAACAAAGAGTAAATATTACGACGAAATCAAGTTGAGACCCGGCGTAACTCAGGAACAAAAAAAAGCTATGGATTTTTTCAATAGATACAACAAGCAGCAAGAACAAGCTGAGCAACAACATCAATTGTTTAAAGAAAATACTAAACAACTTTTTAGTGATGATTTCAAAGGTTTTGATATCAAAGTAGGTGAAAAGTTATATAAGTATAATATTCAAAACAAAGATAAAGTTGCAGAAAACCAATCAAATATTAACAACTTAATCGGGAAGTTCCTTGATGAAAAAGGTAATGTTAGTGACACGAGTGGTTATCACAAAGCTATGTATGCTGCTGAAAACGTAGATAAAATCGCAGCTCATTTTTATGAGCAAGGAAAAGCAGATGCAGTTAAAGAAGTTGTAAACAAATCAAAAAACCTAAGTGACACTAAAGCTAGAACTACTCAAGGTGATGTGTTTATTAATGGATTTAAAGTTAAAGCTATTTCAGGCGCTGATTCTACAAAACTAAAAATTAAAACAAGAAAATTTAACTAATTAAAAATTATTAATTATGAGTTTAACTCCTCAATTTGGTAAAATTGTTCCATCTCAAAGTCAAGAGTTATTGAACAGTAATTACCTACAATTTGACAGTACTGCAGGTGGTGCGTATGATGCTGAAAAAACAAGCACTTTCGCGCAGCAGTATTTGCCTGAAATTTATGAACAAGAAGTAGAGCGTTATGGAAACAGAACGTTATCTGGATTCTTAAGAATGGTTGGCGCTGAAATGCCAATGACATCTGATCAAGTAATTTGGTCTGAGCAAAATAGATTACACATTGCATACAACGACTGTACTTTACCTACTAACTTAAGTATTAAAGTTAATACTGTAGCAGGTACAACAAACGTTATTTCACCTAGAGCTACTGTTGTTGTTTTAGACACAGTAACTGGAGCTGAAGAAAAATGTTTAGTAACTGATTCTAATACTACTTCTGGTGTTATCACTGTGCAGCCTTATACTCTTGCTAATTTAGGAACATTTACATCCGGTGCTTTAAAAGTATTTGTATATGGTTCTGAATATAAAAAAGGTGGCGATGTAACAAACGCTATTGCTGGTGCTAACACTGGCACTTCTTACGTTAGTGTTGAACCTACTTTTACTCAATTTGCTAACTCACCAATTATACTTAAAAGTAAGTATGTAGTATCAGGATCTGATATGGCTCAAATTGGATGGGTAGAAGTTGCGACTGAAGATGGTGCTTCTGGATATTTATGGTACTTAAAAGCTGAGTCTGAAACAAGACTACGTTTTGAAGATTACCTAGAAATGTCTATGGTAGAAGCTGAAAAAGCAACTGGTGCTGCTGCGGCTTCTGCACACGGTAGTGAAGGTTTGTTTGCCGCTATCAATGATCGTGGTAATGTACAAGTAGGATTTACAGCTGCTGCTGGACTTGACGACTTTGATGCTATCTTAAAAAACCTAGATACTCAAGGTGCTATTGAAGAAAACATGTTATTCTTACAAAGACAAACTGCTCTTGATTTTGATGACATGCTAGCTTCTATTTCTGGTGGTGCTGCTGGCGGTACTGCTTTTGGATTATTTGAAAACTCAGAAGAAATGGCTTTAAATCTTGGATTTAGCGGTTTCCGTAGAGGTTCTTATGATTTCTATAAAACTGATTGGAAATACTTAAACGATGCTTCAACTCGTGGCGCTATCGATGGAATCAACTCTATTGAAGGTGTATTAGTACCTGCTGGAACATCAACTGTTTACGATCAAATTTTAGGAACTAACATCCGTAGACCTTTCTTACACGTACGTTATAGAGCTTCACAAGCTGACGACAGAAGAATGAAGTCTTGGTTAACTGGTTCTGCTGGTGGTGCATTTACATCTACTCTTGACGCTATGGAAGTAAACTTCCTATCTGAAAGATGTTTAGTTGTACAAGCTGCTAACAACTTTGTATTATTCAAAGGAGTGTAATCACTCAAAACTAATATACATCCCGTCTTAGGGCGGGATGTTTATTTTATAACTATTTAATTTTATTATATCATGGCTAAAAAAGCTCAAGCAGAAAATGTTGAGGTTGCAACTCAAGAAGCAGAAGTAAAAACTGCTACAAAAAAACAAATAAAACAAGTTAAACCAGAATGGGAAATTAAAGATAGAATTTATTATTTAAAAGGTAATAAATCTCCTCTTACTTTCACAATACCTGGAAAGCATACTAAAAAACACGCGTTACTTTATTTTGATGAAAAAACAGGTAAGCAAAGAGAAATTAGATATGCTACAAATCAGGATTCGCCTTTTGTAGATGAACAAAAAGGTGAAGCAACTTTAGGTCATATTATCTTTAGAGACGGTGACTTAAAGGTTTCAAAAGAAAAACAAAATTTACAAAAATTACTTTCTTTGTATCACCCTTTAAAAGGTAGAATGTATGAAGAATTTAGTGCTGTACAAGAAGCTTCTGATGATTTAGACATTTTAGATCTTCAAATAGATGCTTTAAATGCAGCTAGAAATATGGATATAGATCAAGCAGAAGCAATTTTAAGAGTTGAACTTGGTTCAAAAGTAAATACTATGAGTTCTAAAGAACTTAAAAGAGATTTACTTATATTTGCAAGAAATAATCCAAGATTATTTATTAATTTAGCAAATGATGATAATGTTCAATTGAGAAACATAGCTATTAGAGCTCAAGAAGCTGGTATAATTAATTTATCTCAAGATCAAAGAACATTTACATGGGGATCAAACGGTAGAAAACTAATGAATGTTCCATTTGATGAAAATCCATACTCAGCTTTCGCTGCTTTCTTAAAAACAGATGAAGGTGTTGAGATCTATAAATCTATAGATAAAAAACTATAAAAACAAGTGATACTATTATAAGGCGGTTTCGGCCGCCTTCTTAGTATTTATATAAAAGTATAAAATGGCAGTAAACGTAAACACAGTATATAGAACCGTCTTGTTAATATTAAACAAAGAGCAACGTGGTTATTTAACACCTGATGAGTTCAATAAAACTGCTACTCAAGTACAGTTAGATATATTTAATTCTTATTTTGAAACAGAAAATCAACAACTAAGAATACCAGACAATGACTCTGAATATTCTGATAGAATTAAAAATGTACAAGAAAAAATAGCAATATTTCAAACATCAGGCACCTGCAGTTATGTAGGGCCTTATTTTACTTTACCTGCGTCAACTACACTTTTAAGTGATTCTTTCTCAACTGTCGCAGGTCAACAAACATATATTCTTCCCACAATAACATCATCTGATATAGATCAAAACTTAGTCACTGTTACTTTTGGTGGTGTTGTACAACCTAATACAGAGTGGTCTATATCTAGTAACGTTATAACACTAACAACTATACCATCGGGAGTTTTTACAGTTGTTGTAAGTGTTAGTTTATCTGATTTTTATAAATTAGGAACAGTAATTTATAAAGATGAAAAAGAAGTTGAATACGTACAGCCTAATGAATTATTACAACTTAATTTATCACCATTAACAAAACCTACAGAATATTTTCCTGTATATAAATACAAAGATTTAAAAATACATGTATTTCCTACATCTATAACTTCAAATATATCTTGTACTTATCTTAAAAAACCTCAAAATCCTGTATGGAATTTTGAAACACCATCTGCTAGTAATAATTATCAATATATTTACAACTCTGCTACATCAGTAAATTTTGATTTACATCCTTCTGAACAAGCAACTATTATAGAAAAAATATTACTATATTCTGGAGTTATTGTTAATGATCCTACTATTATTCAAGTAGCTGCTCAACAAATACAACAAGAAGAAGTTAACGAAAAATCTTAATAAATGAGCTTAATAACAGAAACAAATCAACAATATTATCAAGGTGCACAAATTTTTGTTGTACCTGCTACTGCTACTGGGCAAGAATTTACTACTACTTTTAATACAGATTTAGTTTTTGGTTCTTTTGATCCTACTATAACTAATTATGCTTTAAATAATTTTAAATTATATACTAGCACTACTGGTTTACCAGGTAGTTTTACAGAATATACTTCTGCTTATACAGTCACAAGTAACACTATAAAAGTAACTGGATCTTTAACTGCTAATCATTACGTAGTTGTTCAATTAAAAACATTAGATGGTGGTAAATATGGTAATCAAGATGCTTTTGGAACTACTGTTGAAAATAATTATGGTGGATACGAATATATAAAACTTAATGATATTGTTAATAATTTTTTAGTTGGTTATGTAGGTGATCAAAAACTAATATCAGATGCTAAAAGAACTGATATTATATTTCATGCTAAAAGAGGTTTACAAGAATTTAGTTATGATACATTAAAAAGCATTAAATCTCAAGAATTAACTATACCTCCAAGTTTAAGTGTTGTTTTACCTCAAGATTATGTTAATTATGTTAGCGTGTGTTATATAGATGAATTAGGTGTTAAAAGACCTATATATCCTGCTAATAACTTAACTACAAGTCCTTATAATAATCCTATACAAGATACTGCTGGTGTACCAACGCAAGATAATTTTGGAGATAATTTAGAGGGAACATCAATTACTGAAGATAGATGGAAAAAAGCAAATGATACAATAATTAGTCAAGAGTTTTTTGCTAATTTTGATGATTATTTATATTGGGCTAATTATTGGGGATTAGATAACTTTGGTTTTTATGGTCAGCAATATGGTATAATACCTCAGTATGCTCAAAGAAACGGTTGGTTTAATACTAATTATAGAGAAGGTAAAATATCTTTTTCAAGTAGTTTAGTAAATAAATTAATTGTATTAGAATACATATCTGATGGCTTAGCTTACGATTTAGACTCTAGAGTACCTAAAATGGCTGAAGATGCTTTATATGCTTATATATTACATGCTATAATTTCAACTAGAGCTAATCAACAAGAATACACTATTCAAAGATTAAGAAGAGATAAAAGCGCTAAATTAAGAAACGCTAAAATAAGACTTTCTAATATTAAACTTGATGAAATAGTTCAAGTTATGCGAGGTAAGTCTAAATGGATAAAACACTAAAATTAAATGGCTAAACTTAGAAATACTTTTCTAAAGTCTAAAATGAATAAAGATTTAGACTCTAGACTTGTACCAACTGGTGAATATAGAGACGCCTTAAATATAACGGTAGGTAAATCAGAATCTGCAAGTGTAGGTACTGCACAAAACGTATTAGGTAATTCTGAAATAGGCACAGGTGGTTTTGTAGGTGGAGTTCTTAATGCTATAGGATATATAAAAGATGATTCAAGAAATATAGTTATATTATTTCAAACTACATATGAAGATCCTAGCGAAACACAAATAACACCAGCTCCATCAACAGCAACTTGCCGAATAGTTTTAGTTGACTTTAATGGTACAGCTCCGGTTCAAAGTACTTTAGTTGAGGGTAATTGGTTAAATTTAGCTTACAATAATCAATATAGTATAACAGGTGTAAATTTAGTAGAAGATTTATTATTTTGGACTGATAATAGAAATCAACCAAGAAAAATAAATATAGCAACAGCTTTAGCAGATAGTACATATTACAAATATGAACATCAAATATCTGTAGCTAAATACGCTCCTATAGAACCTATACAACTATTTAAAAAAGTTGAAACTAGAACAACAGCAGGTTCTACAGGAACACTTATAACTGTTGCTAGTACTACTGGTATTGAAGTAGGTATGTTTCTTGTTTCAAATTCTACACTTGGTAGTATAAGTGGAGGTGAGTATATTCAAGTTGTTGACGTTAATAGTGCTACTACATTAACAGTTGATAATGGTAATGCTTCTTTTTCTGGAGTAACAGTTGTAAATAATCAAGATTTAATATTTTTATCATCAACAATGACTGATCAGTCTTCTGATGCTACTTGGCCAGGAGATCCAGATTACTTAGAAGGTAGATATGTAAGATTTAGTTATAGATTAAGATACGATGATAATGAATATTCTACATTTGCACCATTTACACAAATATGTTTTATACCTAAACAAAAAGGTTATTTAATAAATGGTGATGAACAAAGTGCTTTTAGAAGTACAATACTTGATTTCTTTGAAAACAATGTAAATAATATTGAATTATTATTACCTTTACCAACATTAGGCAGTAAATTAATATCTGATTATAGTATTTCTGAAGTAGATATACTTTATAAAGAAAGTGAAAGTTTAGTTGTAAGTGTATTAGAAACAATAGAAGTATCAGAACTACAAACATCTATACCTAATACTAATATATTTAATTACACTTATAGATCAGAAAAACCTTATAAAACATTACCAGAAGCTCAAACAACTAGAGTATATGATAAAGTACCAGTAAGAGCAAGAGCTCAAGAAGTATCTGGAAATAGAGTTATTTACGGTAATTATAGAGATGCTTGGACTACACCAGAGTCTATTAATTATAATATATCAGCTCAAGCTAAAACATCTCAATTTACAAATTTTATAGAATATCCAAATCATACGTTAAAACAAAATAGAAACTATCAAGTTGGTTTTATATTAGCTGATAAATATAATAGACAAACTTCAGTTATTTTATCTTCAAATGATACTGGCTCAACATCAGGATCTACATTTTTTGGTGGTTCAACAATATATTCTGCTTATACAACAAGCACACTAGTTGTTAAAACTTGGTTTGGTAATGCTCTTAGAGTTTTAGTTAATTCACCTATATCAGTTTTAAATGATACTATAGCTGGTACACCAGGTTTATACGCTAATGCAATTAGCACAGGTTTAGGTTTTGCTATTACAGATACTGTTATAATAACACCTACTACTTATACTTTTAATTTAAACGGATCATTTG